TATTGAATTAACTCCTAGGCAAAAGGAATTTTATGATATTATGACGGATGATAGAACACGCATTGTGTTCTTGGGTGGGCCAGCTGGAACTGCGAAGACATTTTTGTCAGTTTATTGTGCATTAGATTTATATAATCAGGATAAGAATTTAAAAATTTTATACTTGAGAAGTGTGGTTGAGAGTGCTGATAGGGGGATAGGTTTCTTGAAAGGTGACATGGATGATAAGTTTGGGCCATATATGGCTCCGTTACTTGATAAGATTGATGAGTTATTAAATAAGCCAGAAAAGGATCAATTAAAAAACAAAAAAGTATTAGAAGCAGAGCCTATTAACTTCCTGCGAGGAACAACTTGGCGGGACAAGGTAGTTATTGTTGATGAGGCGCAGAATATGAGTGTGCGGGAATTGACTACTGTTTTGACTAGGATTGGAAGGGGGAGTAAGTTATTTATTTGTGGTGATAGTTTGCAGAGTGATATTAGGAGTAGTGGGTTTGAGAAGTTGGCATCATTGTTTAAAGATGAGCAAAGTTCCAAAAAAGGGGTATATAGTGTAAAGTTCGGCAAAGAGGATGTGATAAGAGATAAAATTATTACATATTTAGTAGAAAAAATTGAATTATTAACCCCGAATCAATAAAATATTCATATGAATAAAGTTTTTTGTTCTTCCTGCGGCTTCAAGAATGTGTATGAAGTGAACAAGCCAAAATTTTGTGGCGACTGTGGGGCTAAGATTGGGTCATTTGCCCCAACTCCTGCCCCAGCACAACGAAAAGAAGTTGTAGCTGAAATTGAATATGAAGAGGAAGTGAGTCGTTCATTTGACTTGAGAAGAATGAGGAATGATATCATGGCAGAGTCTAATTCTAGTAAAATGACTCTGACTGATTTATGGAAATCGGCTAGTCCAGAGGATGCAAATTTGCCTCCAATGAAGAGGCGTGCGCCTAATTTACCAGAAGGTGAAGCTTTGATTAAACAGAGTCAAGCTGATTGTGGATCTTCAAGAGTTCAAGATATTGATGGATAAAGGGTATGAAGACCTTGTTCCAGAAATTGAAGAACTTTTAAATAGATATAGGACTAAGTGGCAGCTTAATTCTATTGCGTGGTTAGACTACGATGATGTTTGTCAAATAATCCGCACACACATTTACAAGAAGTGGCATTTGTGGGACCAGAAGAGAGCATTTAAGCCTTGGGCTTCTATGTTGATTAGTAATCAGATTAAGAATCTGATTCGGAATCATTATGGTAACTTCGCAAAGCCTTGTTTAAGATGTCCTCATTATTTGGGAGGAGAAGAGTGTGGTTATACGGTAAGTCGCGAGCAGGACGAGACTTGCATGGATTTTGCCAAATGGAAGAATAAAAAACAAAGCGCATTTAATTTAAAAATGCCAGTATCATTGGATTCTTTAATATCTATAAAAGATAAGATCAACGAAGAAGAATTAGATTATCATAGTAAGACAGAAAAGATACATCAACTTGTTATGCAAAAATTGAGTGATAAGCATAAAGAGATATATCGCATGTTGTTTATAGATCACATTGATGAAGAAAAAGTGGCTAAGAAGTTTGGGTTTAAGAGGGATACTAGTAAGAGAAAGACACCAAGATACAAACAAATAAACAATCTGAAGAAAAAATTTTATAATATAGCAATGGAAGTGATAAAGGAGGAGGATCTATGATATATGATTTAACAGAAAAGCAAAAAGAAGAAATTTTAAAGTTATTCAAGCAAAACCCCGATTTAATGTTTATTACCCGCAAAGTATTTAACGATGAGACTATTGACGGGAGATCGAAACAGGGGCGTGCCGTAAGAAAGTTTTTAGCTGAACAAGACAAAAAAGCAAATACCTCACTTGCCCCGAAAGTAGAGCAAGTTCATTTAACAAAAGAACAAAAAGAGTTCTTAATGACTGACAATATCGAGGTTGGCATGAATGCCTTAGAAGTGGCCCGACTTACCTTCAAGGATAGAGATGTTCAACCTCTTAGCATGAAGCATAGAGTTATTGTTGACTTCTTAAAAACTTATAGACCTGAGATTGTAGACGATAATGAAATTGTTACTAAAGAAAAATGGACACCACCAAAGTCTATTAACAGGGCTATTGTAAAAATTAATAATTTTTGTGCGACTACGTTGGATGAATTGACAATCCAAACAAAACAAAAGAAGTTAGTAGAGCAATTGATCATTTACCTTCGTAGTCCACGATTTAATCACTTCATTAATCAGTATGCTACTCTAGCAGACAGAGACTTATTTGAAAGTGAGTTCGTTCGTGCTGTCTGGGACAAGCCAGACCTTACCAATGACGAATTGAATCTATATGTGACCGTATGCACCAACTATGTGCGCCAAAAACACATCCAGCAGCGCATTGACAAGCTTAATGCACTACTAGACGACCAAGACAACGAAAGAGACATCACAATGCGTCTGACGGAGATTATTAAGGCGACTAGTGAAGAGCTTAACCAATGTGAAAAACGAATCGAGTCATTGACAAAGGACTTGAACGGATCTAGAACGGCTCGACTAAAAGCGAAGGGAGAAGAAAACGGTCCTATCTTTGCTTTAGTTGAAGCCTTACAAGAACGCGAAGAACGTGACCGTATGATCATGATGGCAGAACTTCAAAACAAATTAATTGAAGAAGAAGCTGACAGATTGGAAAGTATGGACGATTATAAAGCAAGAGTTCTAGGAATATCCAAGAAAGAATTATTATGAGTGAGTTTGTTTGTAGAGAATGTGGTAAGTCGTTTGAAAAGCGTAGGAGCTTCCATGCTCACCTTAAAGCGCATAGCACCTCAATAGGAGAGTATTATGTCGAAAACTACGCAAAACGCGATCTCTACTCAAATGAGCTACTTCAATTCAAAAACTACGACCAATACTTCACTGAAGATTTTAACAGCGTAGAAAATCATATTGCTTGGTTGAAAACAACGTCACCAATCAAAGCCAAAAATCAACTTATAGAATATACTAAAAAAAGATTCGGAGATAAGCAAGTAAAGTTCACTCCACCAGATCTATATTATGTTTTAGCTAATATGCCCAACATAGATCACTATAGGAGATTGTGGAGGTCATACTATGATTTCTCAGCAGACCTTGGTATTAGTTCATGGTTCGACAAAAACTTGCCCCAAAACTTCTGGGAGCAAGATTGTAGTAATTTAGAAATTTTTGTAGACACAAGAGAACAAAAGCCCCTCAAATTCAAAAATGGTGTAAATAATAAATTAGATTTTGGTGACTATACAGCATCAGGAAAATACTATTCAAAAACATTTGTAGATAGAAAAGCTCAAGATGATTTTAGACAAACTTTCGGCAAGGATATCGAAAGATTCCGCAGGGAAATGGATCGTTGCGTCCAGTTTAACTCTTACATGTTTATTGTTGTCGAGTCATCTATTGAAAAGATCGAAGAAGAAAACAAAGTATCGAGGTTTAAATCGAACTTAGGATACTTGTGGCATAACGTCCGTAGTCTAATGATAGACTACCCAGAGAACATCCAGTTTATCTTCGCTTACTCAAGAGCTGGAGCAAAGAAAATAATCCCCAAGATATTGTATCATGGCCAAGACTTATGGCATGTTGATGTGCAATATCATTTAGAGAAAAAAGTTCATGGCATGGCAGAAAGGAAAACAGCGGTATCGAAATGATTATTCCGCACAAGAATTTAATTCTTATTTAAAAACACTCGATGGTGACTTACCAGACGAGGAAGCTAAGTATTTATTATATAAGTTCTTAAGAGCTAATATCGCATTTACCTCCGAATTATTTTTGGGGGTACGGTTATTTCCATTCCAAGCTATGGCCATCAAAGGAATGATGGTATCTGACTATTCGATGTTCGTGTTCTCGCGAGGTATGTCGAAAACCTTCTCTACAGCTATTTATGTATTACTTGAGTGTCTACTTAACCCCAATGCTAATATTGGTGTTATTGCAGGTAGCTTTAGGCAATCCAAACAAATCTTCCAGAAGATGGAGGATATCCTTAGTAAGCCAGAGGCAAAGCTCGCAAAAGAATGCGGGGTTAAAATTACCAAGGGAACTGACCAATGGACTTTAAAAATTGGTAACAGTCGCGCAATCGCTTTGCCGTTAGCTAACGGAGAACGTCTGCGAGGATTTCGATTTAATAGGATTGTATTAGATGAGTTCTTAACAATTCCAGAAAAGATTTTCAATGAAGTTATCATTCCATTCCTTGGAGTTGTAGAAAACCCAATTGAAAGAGAAGAGCTTCACAAACTAGAATCCCGCCTAATCGACAAAGGTGAGCTGAAAGAAGAAGATAGGTATGTATGGCCTAATAACAAACTTATTATCCTTTCATCTCCGTCCTTCAAGTTCGAGTATATGTATAAGTTATACAAGAAATACGAGGGACTTATATTTGGAGAGTTTGATCGCGATGATGAAGATGACGAGCAAGCGGCTGATGATGCATATAGATTAATTATGCAGTTAAGTTATGACTGCGCCCCAACAAGGTTATACGATCAGAACTTGCTTAAACAAGCGAAAGCAACCATGTCCGAAATGCAGTTCAAGCGAGAGTTTGGCGCACAGTTTGTAGATGATAGTGATGGTTACTTTAGATTATCTAAAATGGCGGCTTGCACTATTGCAGATGGAGAGTTTCCAGCTGTTGAGGTAGTGGGTAATCCAAGTGACGACTATATTCTTGCTTTTGACCCTAACTGGGCTGGTAACACAAGTGCTGACCACTTTGCAATGCACGTATTTAAGGTTCTAAGAGAAGAACAGAAGATTTGCC